TCGGAGGCGGTGCGATGGCAGACTTCTGGACTGACCTGATGAACAACCAGAGCGGCTGGTGGCCGCCCAACTGGGAGAAGAAGTTGGACCCCGCCGCCGCCTTCAACAAGAAGGGTCCGGACTACAAGCGCCGCGGCGACGGCAAGGGCATCTGGTTGACGAAGCCCGACGGTTCATCACAGGTACCCGACTGGTTTGTGTGCCCGTTCACAGGCAAAACCGCTGACGAACTGGCCTCCATCGGGGCGCAGATCCGCGGCTAGTCTTTGTACACTGTACATAAATCGTGGACGTTCTAACCCCTGAACAGGTAGCCGACCGTCTCGCCGCAGTCCACGGCGGTGAGGCGGTCGGTTCCCCTTCGGATAAGAAAGCACCGCGCCGTTGGTCAGCGACCACGGCAGTCGTGGACAACCTCGTCGGGTTCATCCGCAACCCGGCTGAACGCTGGTATCTGGGCTTCCCAGAGATAGACCTCGCCACCCGCGGCATCGGCAAAGGTGAAGTGCTGCTGGTGGTGGGGCGCAGCCACACTGGCAAGTCGCAGGTTCTGCTGAATGGCATAGTCACCAACCTGATAAACGACCCGTCGGCCCATGTCGTGATCTTTGCCATGGACGAGCCGCGGGAACTGGTCGTGATGAAACTGTTCTGCCTGCTCCAAGGCAAGTCTTCCACGGAGGTGGAGGAAGCGATCAAGGCTGGCGACAAGGCAGTCCTGACGGAACTGAGGGAGGCAGCCTCCAACGAACTGTCCCGTGTCGCCGTAGTGGACGACTCGATATCGTTGGAAGCCATGACGGAAGTCATGGAAGAGGCACGCCAATGGTGGGGATGCAACCCGTCGTTCTGCATGATGGACTACTTGGAGTTGCTTCCCGGCGGCGACGCCGACGCCACGGGTGTGACCTCCAAGGCACAGGCTGTGAAACGGTGGGCGAAGTCGCAGCGTGTACCCATCGGGCTGGTGCATCAAGCAGGCCGGGGGGCAGGACAGCCCGGGCAGGCGGCAGGCATCCACGCTGGACGGTACGGAGGTGAACAGGAAGCGATCTTCGTGGTGGAGGTCTACCGCAAACGTGACCGTTACGACCTGTCCGACTGGGAGAAAACCTACCACGCCAACAGTGTCAACCTGAACCTGTGTAAGAACAAACGCACAGCGCGGCTGCTGGATCAAACATACTATTTGGATCCCGAATGCGGGCACGTTCACCCGTACTGGGAAGAACTGGTGCCGGGCAATGGATGACATCGACTCCCAAGTCGTGTTCGACTTTGCCCTGCTGTTCCGTGGCGGCAAGGTAGCCATCGATGACCCCGCCGATTCCAAGGGGTTCCGTCCGTGGCAGACCGACAGCGGCGGCTTCGTTGCCGCCGACGGCAAAGACTTCATAGAGGTAGTCGAAGACCACCTGCTGCGGGAACCACAGATCGGCGTGTACCCCCTCTTCCATCAAGGTGACGGGTTCAAGGTGTACTGGGGGTGTGTCGACTGGGACTCCGGGTTGCAGGAGTCGTTCGTCCACGCCCGCAACGTCCACGAGGTGCTGCGCCAAGTGGGGGTCACGTCCCATGTGGAACGCTCCCGTTCCAAGGGCTACCACCTGTGGGTGTTCTTCAGGTGGGAGATGCCAGCGCCGGACGTACGGACGGGGTTGATCGCAGCATGCGATGTGGTTGGGGCACCCACCAAGGAAGTAAATCCTAAACAGGTTGAACTGTCGGATCGTGGGTGGGGCAACGGGGTGCGTCTGCCCTACGGGAAGAACCGTCCGAAGGGCGGTCACAACGAGATGACGAACCCGGACGCCACGATCAGCATGATCCCTGTGCATGCGTTCACGAAGAAAGCGATGGAAAGTCTGGTCACCCCGGAGGCGTGGGAGGCTGTCACAGCCCTGTACAGCCCCCCTGAGGCTCTCCCAGAGGAAGAGGGCATGCCGCAGGCTGCCGCTGGGGGTGTGGCCCTGAGGGGGCTTCCCGGGGCTATCAGAAAGAACGGTCCCCGGCGCACCCCCGACAAGCCACACGGCGACAGGTCCGCCACCCTGTTTTCTTTGGCGTGCGCCATGATCAGAGACGGATACGAACTGCCTGTGATAGCCGGGGAACTGGAACTGGCAGACAGGGAGTGGGGCGGCAAGTATGCGCGGCGCCCTGATGGGCGCCAACGGTTATGGAAGATGGTCTTGGATGCGAAGAAACGGGCATGGGAACCAAAGGAATAGGAAGGGCTATGACACCTTACAGGGTTCACCTAGACGACTGGACCGTGGCGTTGTACGCCACTGATGACGGTCGACTGACGTTTACGGTGAGTAACAGGAGCGAACCAGAAAACTATATGACACGAATCGTTGGCGACGTGCGAATGCGCCGCTATTACGTTGGGCAGATGTGTGCAGGGGAACTGAAGCCGTCACCGTTCCCCACCTACAAGGACGCTAAGCCTATGACGAAGGAAGATATCCTAGCGAAGCAGGGGATGGGGTGAGAAGTTACTCCATCCGGGTGGATCGTCGCCCCAAGGTGAAGGCGCGTCCGCGCCACACCAAGAAGGGGCATGTGTTCACCCCGAAGGAGACGCTGATAGAGGAAGACTATGTGGCTCAGGCGTGGCGTGACCAAGTCGGTGAACAGATCGAAGGCCCCGTCGAAGTGTTTGTAGCGTACAGTCCCACATGCACGCTGCTGACCGTGGTAGAGTCTCCGCACGATGCCAAGACGTTGCGTGGAGATTTAGACAACTATATAAAACTCACATTAGATGCACTAAATAAAGTGGCGTGGGACGACGACAACCAAGTAGTTCGCATATCGGCGGTGAAGGTAGATGAGCGAAAAAACTGACGACACCAAGTACCAGAACTTCGCCAACAAATCGTGGCAGACCCGCTTCGACAAGATGGGCGACGACTCCGAAGCAGCGTTTGAACGCAACAGCGGAGAATGGATCAGATACGGGCTGAACCGTCCACCATTCCCCGTCAGCAGACTACCCCTAGGAGTGCGGTACACCCCCGACTACATTTGGGCAGGCAACTACTTCGTAGAAGTACAAGGCTGCTCCCCCCGCAAAGGGGTCAAACTCAAGTGCGAAAAATATGTCACCATCGAAACGGTCTGGCACCCCCTACTACCCGTCCTGTACTTCTTCTGGGATTCAACCCGGGAACTACACACGGTAGCCACGCAAGAAAAACTGCGTCAACTAATTAAAAGCGACCAAGCAACCATCGGAACCTTCAAAGACCCGGGCGGCGAGAAGCCGTTCTGGCAGTTGAAGACAAACATGTTTGATTGGACGCCCGATGGGGACGCAACGCGAATTTCCGATTGACCCCGGCTGGCTCAGCGGAGACAGCGGCGACGAAGAAGAAAGCAACTGGCTGAACCGCGCCCTCTACAACGCCCTACCCGCCGACGCACGTTACGACACCGACATCGAACGGATGCAAACCGAACGCCCCGACGGCATCCACGCCACCAGCACCCCCACCCTAGAAGAAACACTAGACATAAAAGAAATACTGGGCGCAGCCATCGAAGCATTAGAACCCGAAGAACGGTGGATAGCCGAACGGCTACTCATCGAACGCCTCTCACTACGCAAAGCCGGAGCCGTACTGGGGTGCCCCAAAAGCACACTGGCGCGCAGACGAGACGCCATCCGTGGGAAACTAATCAGAGCCGTAGCAGGCCACCCTGCTATCACCGAATGGTTAGGGCAAACGGAAGAATCTTTAATCCTCTATAGTAAGACACTGTCTTACCATCCCCATTAACGACGTGATCCACACGCCGAAAGCGGCCTGCGCCTCATCAACCCCGTCCATACCCGCATAGAACGCAGCCAACAAACACTCCGCCTCCTGCTCGCTGAACACCAACAGCAAACCAAGGATCCCATCCGGCGACCACTTGGCGTGCGTACCATCCGTAGTGTCGAACAGATGCGCCGTTTCCTCCAACTCCGTGAGGATTTCCCGCTCAACCTCAGCGCCCTGAGTTGCTATAAACTCAGTCCACCTCGCATCCAGTTCAGCGGCATCCACAGTTACGACCCTACACGGTCCCGGGCATAGGTCTTAACCACCGACAAAGCCGCAGCAATTCCGGCGATGATTGCCGACCTTGCGGACGCCAGATCGGACACCACGAACACTGCTAAAAACGCTTGGGCAAACGTCCACGCTGCCCGTTCAAACATGTTACTCACTTCTTCTTCCCCTTGTTAGATCGGCGCGCAACATCATGCGCGATAGCAGCAGCCTGATCTCGCTGATACCCCTCCGAAATCAGACGCCCTATGTTGGTGGAAATCGTAGCCTGATCACG